GATGGTTGCCAGTTCGTGTTCTCGTCGTTTGATCACTCAGACAGGGGTAGCGGGTTCTGTTGGCGTTATTTTGGCACACACCAATATTGAAAAGATGCTGCAGCAGAAAGGTACGGAAATCACCCTAATTACTGCAGGCAAACATAAAGCCGATGGGAATCCTTACCAGGCATTGCCTGATGATGTTCGTGAAAAATGGCAGACCGAACTGGAAAGTACTCGACAGATGTTTGCTGGGAAAGCGGCAGCATACATGAATATCGATGTTAAACGAGTTTTAGAAACTGAGGCTGAAACCTATGAAGGTCAGGCTGCGGTGGATGTTGGCTTCGCTGATGAAGTCGTTAATGGCCTTGATGCAGTTCAGTTGATGGCTGAGCACTTCAAGAAAAAACAATCAACCTTTGATATGGGAGCCGCTATGACGGTGCAAGAACAAACTCAACCAGTCGCAACGGGACAAGCAGATACACAGCCACAGGCATCAGCTCCAGCGACTCCAGAAACACCAACAGCAGAGCAAGGTAATGCTGCAGAACCTCAATCAAATGCTCAACCGGAAGCCAACGCAGATCCTGCCACTCAGGAACGAGAGCGTTGTATGGGCATTCTCGGCTTAGAAGAAAGTAAAGGTCGTGAATCTCTAGCGCACCAGTTAGCAAACAATCCAAAGATCACCGTGGAAGAAGCGAAGACCATTTTGGCATCAGTTCCAGTCAGTTCAGCGGCGCAAAGTTCATCAGCGCTGCAGACACTTGCTGCAGAGCATGGTGAGCCTCTTGGTCAGGATGTTGGTTCTGGTGACCTTACCGATGAGCAGCAACACATTAATGCGTTAGCCGCTTCTTATACACGTATCGACTAAGGACGAAACAATGACTGAAACAACTGAATACACACCAGATGATTTCATGATTGGTGCTCCGGTAACAGCGCGAGCCACAATCAAATCGGGCGAAGCGTTCCCGGCTCGTACACCGCTAATGATGGATGCAACGGATGCCGCCACGCTGGTTAAATGGGATGGCACACCAGGCAAAGCCGTAGCAATGTCAGCACGAGATGTGGTGAACACTGGTAGCGACCAGCTTTCTACCGTGTATCCGCAAGGCGGATTCCGTATTGGCTTTGTTAACTGGCCTGACACGGTTACAACCGACAAGCAAAAACGCGCAGCATTCATTGGTAGCGCAGTGTACGTAGACGACGAATATTAATTCGTCGTTTTTTTTGGATTGAACAAAAAAGAGTTCCTTATGCCTGACAACTATACAACTCGCGAACTGCTTGGTGCGGTAACACAATCAAGCATTCGCCGTGATAACTTTTTCATGCGCTTCTTCTTCCGTGAGCTTTACACGTTTTCTACGGAAAAAGTCGACCTGGACATGATTCCAAATAAAACCAAAATTGCTGCATTTTGCTCACCGATGATTGGTGCAGCGGTAGATCGCAATCAAGGTTTTAAAACATCGAGCTTTAAGCCGGCTTACGTAAAATCTAAGCATCCGGTAACAGCAAATCAAAGCATCAAACGCCGTCCTGGTGAACCAATCAATGGCAACCTTTCTGCTTCAGATCGTTTGAACGCTATCGTGATGCAAAACCTCGACACAGAAGAGCAAGCGGTTCGTGATCGTGAAGAACTGATGTGTGCTGAGATGGTGTATGACGGTAAAACCATCATCGACAGCCAATACATCGAAAAGCCTTACGAAATTGATGCAGGCCGAAACCCTGACAATAACGTAACTCTTCTGAGTGGTGCGAAGTGGGCGAGCCAAGATTTCGAAACTTACGACATTGTTGCTGATATTGAAGAGTGGGCAGCGTTATCCGAAGGCTTGACCAATGCGTTGATCGCAGACCCTAAAACGTGGTCACTGATGCGCAAGTTCAAGAAGTTTAACGACAAGCTCGAAACACGCCGTGGCTCCAATTCTCAGCTTGAAACTGCACTAAAAGATCTTGGTGCTACCGTTAGCATCAAAGGCAACCTTGGTGATGTAACCATCATCGTAGTGGATGAAGAGTACATTGACCGCGATGGTACAACCAAGAAAGTGCAGCGAGACTTCCACTTAATCTTGGCACATACGTCCGTTCGTGGCGCTCGCCTGTATGGTCAGATTCAAGACCTTTCTGCACAGAAAGAAGGCTTTGATGAAGCAGAGCGTTACGTTAAGGACTGGACGGAAGGTGGCGATCCTGAAGTTCGCTACACGAAAACTGAGTCTGCGCCAGCGATGTACTTGATCGACGTGAACAAAGTGGTGGTCGTTAAAGTAGGTTAATCCTGCGTTTCGACAGAGTAAAAATCAATGGGACCACGGTCCCATTTTCTTTTGGAGCCAATTATGAGCCGAAAAGACAACCTGAAAAAGCGTATTGATGAGCTATGTGGTGAGTTGAACATTACCGAGCCGCAATATGATGACAAAACGACAGAAGCGCAGCTAAACGCAATCATTGACGAACTGGAAGCCAAGCTGCCAGACGGGGATGAATCCGAAAATGAAGATGAAGATCAGTCGCAAGCGCAAGGAAATGACGTTGATGATCCTGCCAGTGGTGAAAGCCAAGAAGCCGAGGATCAAGAATCAGACAAGTCGGAAGTTCTTGTCGGTATCGGTGAATTGCCTGAAGGCGAAAGTATCACAGACGAAGGGGTAGTACCTGAAGCTAAAACTAATGATCAAGGTGAGGTGCAAGTTCTCGTTGCTAAACCTTTTCAGTATGTCGCAAACGGCGAGCCAGTTTTAGCAAAATCCGGTGAAAAGCCTTTCCTTGATGAAGATACCGCAATGGAAGCGGTTGAAGCTGGCTTGGCGCATATCATCGCAACTTTGTAGAGGTGATGAATGTTTGATAACGAATTTGACCGGGCAATGGCAGAGGCTGACGAGACCATTTGGTTAGCCTTTGGTGTTCAGGTCAAAGTCAATGACAGCGAACCTGTCTCAGCCATCTATGATGAATCGCCTAATGAGTTCGATGCGATGGCAGGCTTGGTTCGGAAATTATCGTTTAAATCATCCGATGGTGTAAGGCCGCGAAAGGGCGACAAGATCGAGTTTGTTGGCACTGGACGAAAACTGACAGTGACAAGCGGTCCTTATCCTGAAGGTGGGAATATCCTGGTGATTTTATGAGTAACCTTGACCGAGAGTTGGTGCAGGCGGTTAATAACCTGTCTGCTTTGCAAAAAAGTGCTGTACCGAAAGCCAGCGCAATGGCGATTAACCGCGTCGCCACACGTGCCATCTCTCGGTCAGTTAAAGACACCGCCAAGGCGGTTCGTATCAAACAGAAAGTCATCCGTCCTCGAGCAACATTAAAGAAAGCCAGTGGCAAAATGCCAGTGGCTTATGTTCGCGTTCGTCGGTTTGATGAGCCAGCAATATCAATTGATACCGCGAGAACGCAAGTGCGCCGCAAAAAAGGGAAGATGCTGGTTAGCTCTTCTCAGCGTGGTTCAAATGGTCGATTTACGCAAAGAGAGCACTCAGGCAACACTGCGATCGTGGTGGGCCGTCATAAGTTCGAGAATGCTTTCTTGCAAAAGCTCAAGAATGGTCGCTGGCACATTATGCAGCGAACCAGTGATGCACGTTATCCGATTAAAGTGTGCAAAGTGCCTATCGTGAATGAAATCACTCGGGCCTTTGAAAAGCACAGCCAATCACTAATCAAAACCGATATGCCAAAAGAGTTGGTCAGCGCCATGCAGCAGCAGGTGAGGCTGGTTATTCGCAGAGAGGTAGGACGTGGAAATTAACAACCGTATTCGAGAGCAAGTTATCAGTGACCTAAAAGTCGGTATGGTAACGGATTCAGGCGACCCAATGGTCGCCACTTTTTTTAATGGGCTTCCGGCTTTTATCGAAGTGCCTGGAATGGAGGATTACGAAGGCGATATTCCTGCTGTATCCGTTGCCATTAATGATGGTCAGCCAGTTGATGAAGACTTTGAAGAAATAACCTGGCAAGCCGCACTAACTGTCCGCATTTATTTGGTAGCGGATAACCACACCGATCCAGAACTGGATGCCTTTGGACAAAAGGTACTTTCAGTTGTGGGTAAACATTACTCCGCAAATGGTCTCATTTCCCTCTGCAATCGTCGTGGTTTTGATTATGGGCGAGATGATGAGCAGCCATGGGGAATGCTTGATTTGGCATTTACCATTGAATACACCGAAGAGGTTTAAGCATGACAACTCCTGATAATACTACCCCAATCAAGGGCGCTGGCACTACGTTCTGGCGCTTGAAAGATAACGCCACCATTGAAGCAGTTGGTGATTACACCGCCGATGATAAGTGGGACAAGCTTGCAGGCGTTCGTGAGCTTCAACCGGGTGAAATAACCGTTGAAGATGAAGAAGACAACTACCTTGATGATCCTGACGCAAGTTGGACGAAAACATCACCAGGGACTAAATCTGCTGGCGAAACTACAGCAACGCTTGTTTGGAAGCCGGGAGAACCTGGTCAGCAAAAGCTAGTTGATGATGTAGAAAAGGACGTGGTTACCCATTACCGCACTAAGTATCCGAATGGCACGGTGGATGTGAACCTTGGTTATATCAACTCACTTGGTAAAGCAGTAACCATTAAGGAAAAGATCACTCGAACCATCAAAATTAAAAACGTTGGGAAACCGAAAACAGCGGAAAAGTTGATCGCAGAAGCGGGAGCAGGAGCATAAGCATAATGAAAACTTTCTTGAACACAAAATAAGTTGAGTTGGATGGTGCGACAGTCACTATCACTCAAGTAGCTGGCCTTGTGCGTTTTGATTTTCTCGAT